ACGCTTTCGTAGAAAAGACCCAGAGCATCTCTGCGTTTTTCGTGTTTCTCTGGCGTGTTCATGTTAGTTTAGCGTAGTACACTGTATTTTAGATGGTTGTGTGAGGATTTCAGTATATCCTCATACTTTCTTCATCATTCAGGGACAGTATCGTCATCGTCCACTCGGTCAACTGATGCAATGTCACATACTGGCACCTCATGCTCACCACCAATAATATACCATGGCATCATCTGACCATGATACTCTGGGTGTGCTTGGTATTCAGCAGTGTACTCACGCTCACCCAGATACTTTATCTCGCTGTCTGGAATATTGTGATCGCGTAACATTGCTTGTAGCTGCAAGTGCGTCAACTCAGGTTGTGTAGGTACTTTCATTAGATCTCCTTTGAGCATGGATCACCACTGGTGCTCTGCTACCATAGCACACCAGTCAACCACGTGTCAAGCGGGTGGAGTCGTGTTTTGATTTGTGTATGGAATCGTACCGTTGGGTTTGATGACGTATGCTGGAATGAAGTGATCAGCATCTGGTAGATTCTCTCGCTGTGGGAACCAATCGCAACAGTTATCTACTGCTGCCTGCTCACTCTTGAACACATAGAATAAATCATTTGCTTCAAATACAGCATCAATCTCTGCCTCTGGAATAATCCAGTTGGCAAAGTCAGCATCGATTGGATCTTTGTAATAGTTATATACTTCTGCTTTCTTATCTGCAGACAGTGTGTGATAGTGTCTATTATCAATCACCATCACATATACATTCTCATTCTTTGCAATGCGACAGCACATATCATATGTGCTCAGTGGATTGAGTGAAATTAATGCCATCAGTCAAATCCTCCCTGTTCAATAACTTCAAGGATAGCATCCAATGTATTTGCTTCAGACTTGGCAGGTAGCAAGTTAGGCATTTCATCAATGTTACCACTTTGAATGGCAACAGTCAAATATGCAACCATCTTAGATGCAAACTTGCTGAGGACAGATCTAGAGATATTATAATAATGTCCTTCTATATCTTCTAAGTATTCGGCAGTTGTTCTCTCTTCATCTACCATCAACTTATATTTGTTTGGATTGATGGGGAATCTAACCGAGTTCGTTGGCAGTCCTTGCTGTTCTTCTGGTAGATCTCTTAGTTTCTGTCTATATTTTACCCACATCGCCTTATCTTCATCACTGCCAGTGTAGTCTGACATTTGTGTGTAATCAGACTCATCTAGCAAGAACTTCCTGACCATCAACAGTTTGGTCCAGGTGACGATATTGTCCTTGGCAAATGTAACAGCAAGTTGCTGCTCAAGATCTTGATCAATAATACCTCTAAACTCAATATATTTCTCATTGAGGTTTTCGTATAGAGTATCAAGTTCAGACTGATCAATACCCTCAAGCGATAGCTCATATGCTACCCACTTGTATTCACCAGTCTTTCTATCTCTCTGATACTTTAGTTTATTAATTGCAATAAATCCATCAGCATAACGTGCGAACGATTCCATTCTATCCTTATCAGAATCCCAGATAGGATGTAGGATGGGAGCAACGCTCTCAGTCCAGAATTCATCAGTGATTTGTTTCATGACGCCTTTCTTCGTCATGGTTCTGCTCACCGCATTCACATATAACTCAATATCTCTAGATGCAAGTTCTGCCATTGTGGTATAAGATCCTTCGTTGTATTTATCTACCTAGATTTGATCAGGTATTTTACCCTATGATATTTGGTGATCAAAGGCACGTTGCTTTCTGGAACAACTAATGCAGTAGTAGAAATTGGTGTCGAAGAACTCATTTCAAAAGATCCTTCGCTAGTAACTAGTCCTGCCTGTGTTGAGTTGACTGTGACATCAACATAATCAACATCTCTAATAGTATTATTTGCAGTCGCAACAAAGTTTCTGGTGGTTACTTCATCGTAGAAGAAAGTAATTGCAGAAATACCATAGTTATCTTCATTATTATTAGCGTTGTCATCCTGGTTTGCTGTTCTTGTTTGTCTCAAGATTAACTGGATGTTTTGATCTCTCACATTTGCTCCCTCTGGTAGAAGAACATCTAGTTCTTGCCATCCCTGTGATACTTGCGATGCTGTCATCACAGAATCTAATAGGGTAGTAGTTGTACCATCTGCTGTTTTCCAGTAGATCAACAAATCCTCTTCGGGTAGAGCACCACCATTATTATTATTTCCACAAATAATACTAAATCTGATTTTATTAGCATTTGTCAGATCAAAATTACCTAGAGTATATTGTCTTGTTCCTGGTCCAATGAAAGGAATATATCTTGTTGCTCTGCCATTATATGTTGGGGTGCCAACAGAAGTGACCATAGAGAATTTGTTGGTAGCACTAGTACCAATACCTGGCAAAGTTGGTGTAAGTGCATTGGTTTCAGTATCACCATCAGCAGAAGATGTCAACCAAATTGGTCCATCTAATGGAGAACCAGATGGAACGCCATCTTGATCACACAAATAATATCTTCCACTAGGAGTTGTTGTTCCTCCTTCTACTTCACCACCACCCTCTGTTCCGAGATAAGTGATAGTAGCATATCCAGATCCACCAATTTGTGCTCCTGTTCCCCCAGCAGTACCAGGAGTTTGGACACCAGCAATCATTGAAATATTTGTATTAGCAAGGGTAAAGGATAATTGACATCCTTGTCCACCGCCGCCGCCACCTGCACCTTGGTTGTCAATAGTAGCAGTAAACTTAATTTCTACATATCCAGCACCACCAGCAGTACCAGGAGATCCACCATTGGTAGCATCATCTCCAATAGATGCTGTACAATAGTCTGCTCTATATGCAGAGTCTCCATCCTGTCCACCTGTACCACCACCGTTGCCGTTGTGACCTACACCTGCCTGTCCACCAGTACCACCGTTGGATTGACCGTTAGGACCACATCCAGCGCCGCCTCCACCACCGCCACCAGCGGTGCAACCACCTTGGGTGCCATTAGCACCACCAGAGAAGTCAATAGCAGATGTTCTTGAGTGTAAAGAAGTTCTTGGAGACCTGCTATTTCCACCACGATAGCAACCATCATATGCACTACCGCCATTGTATCCACCACCTGATCCGCCGCCGCCACCACCGCCGCCAGCACCAATGATGGGAATAGCACCTTCATAGAATACAGCAGTTGTACCGCCACCAGCACCACCAGTTGCACCGTTACCGTATGCACCTAGTCCACCGTTACCACCACTAGAAGCGCCACCGCCACCAGAGGATACAGGACCATATTCATATCCAGCACCATTTTGATAACCATCACGAGCATTGACACCAGCGCCGCCGCCTTGACCAAATGCAAACTGTAAGTTAGCAAAAGTACCACCAATTGTTGCATTAATTAGAGCGCCAGGACCACCATCTCCACCAGTTGCAGATCCATCCTGAGGACCAGAACCACCAACATATCCACCATCTTGACAACCAGAGTTGGCGTTACCATTACCGCCACCGCCGCCTCCACCAACGACTCTTAGTTCGTGGATTCTAGATGCTTCTCCTGGGTATGTTGCTGGTGGTGTGTATGTTGTAGATGTCTGTAAGACAAAATCAGCGTCACCAGTTGTGGTTTGGAATACTTCTGATGCACCATTACCACCAGATCTAGTAGATGCAGCACCTTGGAATTGTGGTCCAGCACCACTTCCAGGTGATGTTCCACTTCCAGCAGCACCGTCAGATCCTGCATTTGTAGTATATGAAAACAGTGGATTGTCAATAAGTTCCTGAGGAATTAAGAATGATCCTCCAGCACCACCTGCACCACCACTGTCACCTGCTTGTCCACCTTCTCCACCATATGCGTAGATTGTGTAGAATGATCCGTCTAATTGGAAAGATGCATATGCATATCCAGCATCACCGCCATCAGAAAATGTTCCACCACCACCTCCACCAGGAGCATCTAATGTTACTTGTAGTTGTGTGACTTCACCTGTCTCTGCAGGGATTGGATCGGTATTGATGACACCTTCTCCCACCTGTTCTTCAAAACCAAATGAAACACCAGTGCCAGGAATAACAAATACCTCAGTTTTACCACCAATACCTGTGTTGTCATCAACAACATACATTCTTGGTTCGGGTGTTGTTACAACATCCTCAAAATATCCAGGAGCCAATCTAACAGTGATTGCACTTCCAGATGCAGATGCAGGAACACCTGCTGGTGCTTCATATGTAAATGTAGATCCACTAAGTTGATTATTATCTTGGATTACAAATGCACCGTTGAAAGCATCAGGAATAGCACCAGCAATTTCAACTGTCTTACCTGCTTGGTAACCATGATTCTCACTGGTTGTAACTAAGCACCAATTGTTTGCAGAATCATATGTAATGCTGAGTACATTGAAATACGTAGATCCTGTGATTGGATATTCACCATCTGGATCTGGTGGATCAGTAGTAATACCACCACGCAATCCAATTGCTTGAATGCCAAACATATCGTTAGCATTATTATTTCCAGCAGGAACACCAGAACCTTGCTCTACACCACCAGATCCCTCACCATCCCCAGGGTCAGATGATCTAAGTATTTGTTTAATTTTTACAGTTTGATTTGGTTGGTTCTGTAGTGCCGTGGGAATAGTGATAGTGCTTGCTGTCCAATAAGCATAAACAGCATCATACTGCTCAAACCCGCTCTCAATGTTATTGTCATTATTAAATTTTCTAGCAGATGGAATAATTTCAACTTCCGATCCATCTGAAAATTCTACTACCAAACCCTCTTCTGGGTTATTAGGTCTCTCACCACCATTACTATCATTTCCTGCAATAGCATAGATGAAAAACTCTGTGTAACCAGTGAAATCCATAGTGTATGTTACACTTCTAGTCACTTTCAAAGAGCCAGGGTCATTAATACTAGCAGTATTTTTATATCCAAATGCTAGATATCTATTACTCTGTGCAATGCCTGGTTTATCAAATCCTTCCCATTCACCTGTTCCAGGTCCATGTGGTTCCAGTGAAATATCATCATATACTGCTGTAGAAGCAATGATGTTATCACTAACATCATACAATACGTTTGCTGGTGTGTTAGGATCTAGTCCACCAATGCCAGCAGTGTTACCATAGGTAGCAGCATTTGGATCATTCAATCTATCTCTTGTCAGACCATGAGAGTGACCTAATGCTACACCACCAGATGTTGCTGGTTCAAACAATGCAATATTTGCTCTAGTTTCACTGTACATGACAGCAAACTCATCCCAGTTGATAGCACCAACTTCATTGTCATTTAGTTCATCTGGTTTACAAGATAGAATCTTATGGTTGTGCTCTGCTGGTCTAGTAAAGATATGATCAGATAGTGGTCCTACTCTATAACTTACACTACCTGTAAGATATGTAAAAACATCAGCAGCAATATCCGAATATCCTCTCGTTCTTACATCACCTACAGTAAAGAATACACCACCATCGAGAAGTTGATCCTTACTGATATACCAACTACCACCAAGTTGTCCAACCTCATTAACTAGAGCATTCTCAACCGTTGGAGATCCATCACCATCGACTCCGCCAAATCCTACTACAATTCTATCTCTATAGTCTGGTAAAGTAAATGTTCCAACATTATATGGATAATCTCTGATTGTGAAACCTTTATTGAATATGGTAGCAGGGTGATCAGAGTTACCAAAGAAATATGACTGTGTTCCACTGAAAGTGCTAGTGTCTACATCATCAGGAAACTTCAATTTATATACAAATTCCGTGGCACCTGGGGCAATTGCTGTTAGTTCTGCTTGTGTTGGTGCTTCAGTGCCATAAAATGTATCATATTCCCAGTCATTAGAATTTAGATTCCCTAGTCCATTTCCAGGTGGTGTATTGCCTGTATTATCGAAAAATCTAAAACTAACTCCATATGGATATGGTAGTTTTACTGTAGCCTGAACACTAGGATCTTGATTTATAACAGCATACCAATCTGTTGCAGACAATCCTACAGCATCACCTCTAAGAAATCTTTTTATACCACCAGCAACAGATGGACTCAACTTTGTTACTGATGTTGATCCACCATATGAATTTCTCAGAACATTATATAATTGAGGATAGTCTCTAATATTGAGAACAGATCCATCACAGTATAAGTAATCTTGATATGCATGTTCTGGTGGTTCTAATCCAGATCCAGCACCTGCTTGGATAGTGGGTTTACCAGAAAAACTATCAACTAAGACAGGGAATATAGATCCACATGGAGCATAGTTTGCCTCATGCTCCTGCTTATAGTTACCGAATTTATTTCTATAAGAGGCTGTCATTAGAATTTAATTAGAAACTCTTGTACGATGTAAGGCTGAATAAATTGATCTGCCTTGTTCTCTGTATTGACTTGAATTTGAATGGTAGAGACAAGGGGAGCAGCAGGAATGAACACTGGTGTTGTGTTCACAACATATGTATGCTCATCTGCACTGAAATTAACGAAGTGCCTGTGTATTGCTTCATCACCGAAGTTTTCTACTTCAGTTGTAACGTTTGAGATAGCAGAGAATCCCTCTCTATCATCAGTTTTAACAGAGTCCCATGGAACAGTTGGGTCAGAATAGTTTGGTGTTAATTGTTGAGGACCTCTTTGTGGTCTGGCATCACCTGGGTCAACGCCAGCAAATCCATTACACTCGCAAACAGAATATAATGTTCCAGTATACTGAACAGTACCACAATTAAGTGTTTCAGGACCACCACCACCACCAGCACATCCAGAAGTTTGTCCACTCCACAGTGGATATCCACAACTAGTTCCATCTGGAATCAAGCACTCATATCTTGCTCCAGAAAAGTCACAACCAGTAAAACATGCACCATAATAGTATCTAACACATCTACCAAATAATCCACCACCACCACCATATGGATCGGATGCTTGAGTAATATTCGCAGTTCTAAGTCTACCCGCTGCTAGCATACAGAGAGGTTGGTAAGTATTATAATACCAAGGTTGAATGCAAAGTGTAGATTTGCGAGAATAAAAGTTTCTACCAATATTATTATATTCGTTGCCTAATGAAGACGCTTGTCTTGTTCTAGTTCCATCGTGGAAGTGAGCATGTGGTAAAAATGCTGTTTGCAATACCTCAGTAACTTCAGTATAGTTTCCTGTTGCTCTTGTAAATCCAGGTTGACCTGTGATAACAATTTGCTGCGATGGAAGAAAGAAATTACCTTGATATTGAATCTCGTATGTAGTACCGATGTTACTTTGAACTTCCAATCCTACACCAGATTTGACAATTTCTTCTCCATCATCATCTTCAATACGAAGATCAATCTCATCACCTAAGTTTGATCCAGAAGATGCTCTCAATTTCTTTGATCCATAGTCTGGAACTTGAAATTGATTATCTTGTAATGTTTGAGTTGGTTTTCTAAATCTACAATTTTGACCAGTACCTAAGATAGTAGCAAGTTCTGGAAAAATTTCTGCAGAATAAACTGTACCATCACAACGCAAATATCCAGAGGGAAGTAATTCCTTACGTGTTTGATCCTCTGGATCATTTGTAGGTAACTGTCTTGCCCAATGAATAATTGTACCAGTATTCGTTCCGACTTTTGATTTTTCTTTTCCGTAGAATACTGCCATCAGAATGCCCTTATTACAACTAATGTGGTTAACGAAGGTGTATTAGGATTGACTTGGACACTCAAAGCCTTGTCAACACTAACAGGTGCAATAGTTCCTGTCGTCATATTATTTATGAGAATAGTTCCAGGAACACGCATCTGACCAAGCGTCATGCTAAGGTCAATTGTGAAGTGATTATGAGATTGCAATGCAGTAGAGTTCCACGAGTCAGTGTTGTGGTTCAATGTAACAGGATAAGTTCCTTGATTTCTTGCAGCAGAAACATCCACACCTGGGTAAAAATTCAAAAGACCAGAATAGTTACCAGGAGGAGGGAATTGATTTGCAACGGCAGGAGCCTGTTGAGATGGTAGACAACTATAATCGTCAGAATATGAATTTAATGTTTGTGCAAATGCGGAAATATTTCTTGGATTGTTTGCACTTCTGCTAGCAGGTAAGACTGGAGACTCTGCCGTAAAATCATGGAATGTGTCCATGGTAGGCAAACTCTGGTTTGTTGGGTCATACCATGTCAGATTGACTGTGCCAGGTTCAAATCTATCTGCAATCTCATTCTGATCTTCTGCGTTTACAGAGTCAGCAGTAGTCCACTGATCATCCTGTGTAACATAGTTACCAGGAATAAAGAATGCGATGTATCTACCTGATGGTTGTGCAGATGGATATGGATCTGCATTCTCACCTGTAGGTCTAGGGTGAGTATGAGGAGGAGTATGGTCAACACCTAGTTTTCTAGGAATAGTTCTATAAGTATCAAAGTATGCTGGTTCCTGTAAAGTAACACCAGTAAGTTTACCAGACAACAAACTATCTGGTTCTACTTGGAAGTTAACATCAACATATGACACAACATTACTCAACGGGGCAGCATCACTACCGTTTTCCGTAATGTATTCTCCGACAACAAATTGATCTAGAGGATCAAGTCTAGACCCCTCAAGGTCAACCAAAGAGGTATTATTTAATGATGGTAAAACAAAAACATCATCCTCAGTATAATTTGGATATGAGTTTTGAATACCAACTGGTGGACCTCCAGGTTCTTGAAAAGGACCATATGCATTTCCAAGTAACTGTGCTAGTAAAGGGTAATCAATAGCACGTACAGTTTGACCTCTGCACACAAGATATCCAGTTGGAATTGCTTCATCTAGCAACTGTGATGTACTGGACGAACCAGTCCAAGGCACTATGGTCCCGATTGGGACCGCTTTCAGTGCCTTGATTCTATTGTAACTTGCCATTTATCAGACCTCCATTAGCCACCAACCCTGTACGGATGTTGGAATTCCAACCTGACCATTGTTATCGGTTCCTCCTAGGTATACGAGTGTGAATGCTGCGTTTGGTGTTTGTACAACCAGTTCACCAGATGGATAAGGAGTAATTCTGTCTCCAAGTAGTGTACCAGTAGCATCTCCTTGAATCTTGACTCCAGAGGATTCTGCAGTTCTAAGAACAAGAGATGTGTTGTAACTTAGTTGACCACCAACCTCAACAATCTTAACCGTATCTCCAGTTACAGGAGAAGTTGGTAGAGTTAGGATCAGTGTAGAAGATGCCTGAACATTGACACAGTAAACAATGTTTGGCGTTAGGGTCAGTTCTTCTTCAGCAGATGCAGCAGAGAGATATCTAGTATGTCTACCGCCACTGGACGAATAGAAGTTATTAATACCGAAGGAGTCAAGAGAGTTATCTTGATTGACAGTGAACTTCTTAGTACCATTGATACCTAGGTTCTGGATAGATAGTTGCTCAACAACTGGAGATGGTGTTGCACTAGCATTACCAGTAACGGTAAGCGTAGTTTTAGCACCTACATTGCCAAGGTTATCAACGAAGAAGGATGGAGTTGTGGAGTCTGGGCTTGTAATGACGTTCTCAGGATCCTGTGCGGTGAACAGGTAGAAGTCACCACGAGCAACAACACCACAGTCCCAAGTGATCAGACCTTGGTGATCGGCGTGACCGTCATCGTTGACAACTCTAAAGAGTTGTGTCTGATTGATGGAATCATAAATTGTGAAGTTGCCACCTGTTAGAGTTAGTCCACCAGAGACATTTAGATCACCAGTTCTGTATGCAATGCCGCCGTCAGTGCGCTGCTCATTCATTGTTGCAGAATGAACGACACCAAACATTCTACCCTTGACTGCTGTCCAGGCAAGAGATCTGCCCTGGGAGTCTGTAAGTACAACCCAGTTGAGGTAGTCTAGTTTCTGTTGTACAATGTATCCTCTGTCAAGGATGAGGGAGAGATAAGTGCTAGATGCACCAGCATTAATTCTTGTTCTCTCTTCAAAATCAATGACATTTGCAACTTCACGATGCTTGACTAGTCTTCTGACTACATTACCAACAGCAAATGCACTGTCACCAATTACGAATGTATTATTGGTTCCAAGACTATCACCAACGTCAGCAATCACGACAGTTGGATTTGCTACATCTTCGATAACCTGAGTAACTTTACCGATGATGAAATCGCCAATGCCTGTTGATGCTGACGTTGCATCACCAACAAATACGATATCATCAACTGCAAACTTACCAGTTCCAACACCAAGACTCTGTACAGGAACTTGAATTTGACCGCTAGATCCAGTAACACCAACTCTAATTGTAGTGTCAGGACCACCATCAGAAACAATTTGAGGATCGAACCAGTAGCTGTATGCTCTTGCAATGTTACCAGAATCAAAGTTAGGTACTAGAGCAGCATTATTTGTGATAGATCCCTGTTGACCCTGATGAGCAAACTCAACCTCAATTCTACCGTAATGGTTGCCGATGTGAGTTGTGCCAGTGCAAGTGTCTACTCTGAATGTAGGAACTTCATTACCATTGGTTAGGAGAACTTTTTCGTTTCTTCTAAACTCGCCAGTGAAGCTAGCAGAGGTAGAACCTACAACTGCTTTGCTGAGTTCGACAACAGCGTTGCTAGTGTCAATTGCAATTACCTCAGTATCATAGAGGAATTCGATTGAAGACTCATTAAGGATGTTATCAACAACATCACCAATATTGATGTCGGAGAGTGACTTACCAGGAGTTGTAATAACAACATTAGTTAATCTGAATTCACCAGCGGTACAATCAGCAGTGAATTGAACTGTCTGAATTGTTCCACAACCACCCTTGACTGTTAGTGTGTTGTTGATTGTTGTTGCACCACCAATGGTAACATCACCAGTAGTAGAATCTACAACAAATACATCACCGTCAGCATCATTACAATCCTTGGAGATTCTGAACTTCTGAACTTCCTGAGATAGAGGAGCAAGAACCTTGATAACCTCACCCTGATCGAAGATTCCATCGCTGGTTGTATCTTCACGATCGATGATTACATAATCATTATTGGTTAGGCTACCACCAAATTCTGCAAGATATACATTGTCTTGAGAACCAGGAACATTGCTGTTCAATGGTTGCTCAGTCCAAGTAGCATCAAACTGAACATTTACCTTATAGATTGGTGTTCTGTCAGGATGGTTAGTTAGAACAGCAGTGTATGTTCCGAGTGGTTGACGACGAACCTTAATGTAGTATGGAGCAACAGATGTTCTGGTTAGTTCAACAACCTGAACAATTTCAGGATGTCCACTAGCACTCTCTGCGCTATTGATAATGATGTAGTCATTCTCAACGAAGTATGGATCACCATTCAGTTTGTTAGGTGCGTTGAGAAGTGGTAGATAATACTCATCACCAGTTAGAGCAGGAAGATCCTGAGGTTCAACAACAGGTGTGCCACCAATACTTCCACGTGCTGCTTGGAATCCAGCACCACCCCAATTACCACTACCTGCGGTGTCAACCTCGTTATATCCTTCTTCGGTGGTTAGTTTGACAAGAACGTTGAGGATGTCAATGTTCTTATTGAAGAGAGTATCGCTTAGGATACCATCGTCATGTGCAGTGATTGGAGAACCTAGTTTACCACGACCACCAGTGAAGGAGAACGCTGCAACACCACCACAGAGTGTGATGTTACCGTTGAATGTAGCAGAAGCAATAACTTCTAACTGGTTATTAATGGTAGTTGTACCACCCTGACCAGCGATATTGATCTCAGATGCATTTAGACCGAAGTTGATGATCGATGCAGAACCAGAGTTAGAGAAGAAGTTGACTGTACCAGCAGTTGTAGAAAGTGTTACAGTATCATTAATTGTTCTTCTCGAACCTAGTTGGAAGTCACCATCAACCTTGAAGGACTTAGTTTTGATTCTGGTGAACGACTGAGATTCGTTATTGTTATATGCACCACCAATTTCAATCTTACTGATGGTTAGAGCATTGTCAGAAGGACGATCATCTGGAGTTACACCTAGGAAGATGTTACTGTGTAGAGATGTCTGACCAATTCTGATGAACTGATCTTCTTCGGTAGTGTTACCGATGTTAATGTTCTCTACCTTGTTACCAAGATTGATTGTACCAGTGAATGTATCATCCGTGATTAGGTTGAATGTACCAACCGTCTCGGATGTTCTGATCTCAGCAACAGATCCATCACCGTTGACTTCGATGTCACGCTCGAATCTTGCGTCTTCAGAGAATCTGGAGTCACCCTTGACAACCAGTGCTCTGTCTAGTTCAGCATCAGTTGCATTGATACCAACCTTGCCTTCATTGTTGCCTCTACCAGACTCAGTGATCGCTGCAGTCTCAGTAGAAACACGGAGAGTTGCATAATCAGCAACAGCAGAACTGTCACCACCAACTAGCAGTGCATCTGGGATTCTGTTCTTATCACGATCTGCGAAGTTGGTGTGGGAGAGATAATCAGGAGTCTTACGACCGCTGATGTATGCATTACCAACAACGTCTAGGTTTGCACGAGGATCGGTGTTGAGGTTCTCAACAAATGCATTTCTGTATGCATCGTGAGTAGATCTTGCA